GATAGCTAGAGGGAACCCATAGAGGCTCAACGTTACACACTCGGAAGCATCAGGGAAACTCGGCTCAATACCAGCAGCCTTAGCTTCAAGAATGTCATGGTGAGCCGGAGTGAATACCTCAAAGTCTGTACTTTTAGTAGGTCTTATAGTCATCATAAGAAAACCCTCCCGTAGTCGTATTGTTCTCCCTATAGTGAGTCGTATTAATTTCGAGCCACCACAGGGAGAACGTTTAATTAAATACCGGAACTTCTCCGTAAGTAGTTACCTTCCCAGCCACACCCAATGATGTTCAACGGGGTAGTCTCATCAGACAAGATGGACACGGTATTGAACTTGGCGTTGCCCACCACAGGGAATCGGTATTGTCCGGTCCCTAAGTTCAGTCTACCAGCCCTCAGAGTGCTAGAGCCTAGTCTGGCACCAGCCATCGTGTACTTCCAGTTGGACGATTGGTTCTCAACATAAATGTCGAACGTTCCAGAGTTCTCATAGTTCACCCACGCTCGGCGTAACTGCAAGCGACCAATGTCTTCCGTTGAGGTAGACCCATCGTCGGCAGTTTGCTTGATGAGAAACTTAGAGAACTCATAGACGAAGTTAATGTTGAACCCAATGTACACCATGCGTCCCTCTAAGTTACCGTTGAGTCTCAGCCAAGGGTCGCTATTCCACCCAGCAGTTGGTTGCTCAAATACAGTTATCTTACCATCAGGCTCCAATACAGTGATTTTGCCTCTCCCGAAGTTTGCACCATAAATGGTTGGAATATGAATAGAGGTAGTGAATGTATCATCGTTGTACGTTCCGCTAGGAATCGTGTAGCGAATCTTCATGTCCATAAAGGCACGATATGGTTCACCTTGTAAGTCAATAGCGTTCTTAGTGAAAGATACTTTAGCTAGGAACGTGTTGAACTCATTACGAAGAATAACGTACATATCTGAGCTGATACTCTGACAAGCTAGGACCTGTACGTTTTCCCCAAAGTCCCAATGCGACCACGACTGTTGTCTTAACTCTTCATTCAGGTACAGGAATTTGTACATGAAGATTTTACTTGGGTCCCCGTGAGATAGTACCGAACAGAAGTTTTCAGTGCCACTACCACAAATACTGAACACACCATTGGGTATGTAGTTAGGGACGTGTGCTGTAATGTCCTCAGCGTTCTTAACGGAACTTACATCCTGCACGGCGTAGTATCTGTGGATGGACGTGTAGCTGGACCTCGGACTTGCAAAGTAGACGTTGCGCCCAATCCCATAAGGTCTCGCTTGGTCCTGCACATCAAACTGAGTCGTTAGGTTCAACTCAACTGACTTTGATGTAAGGGTGCCGGACGCTGTCAGAACGAATTGTGCTTCATCGGACCAGATGAGTAACTCTTCTGAGAACGGAACGGCGTACTTAAGGATTGCTATTCGGTTGGTACTCACAGCTACATCTATAGGGTCGTCATCACTAAGGTTCGCAATGGACGCAGGGTAGAAGTTGAAGTATTTGGCTGTACGACTTAATATGATGTTCTCCCCACTAAGTAATCCTAAGCGGTTACGGAAGAAGAACACATCATTAATACTTGAACCCACAAAAGAAGGCCAAGGGTTAGTGTCAACGTCACCACAAGACTTAGGAGACCACTCAAGCCACTTGAAGTCGAAATTCCCATCAGCGGCTCGCACAAGAGCGTGTGGCATGGTTTCCCATAGAACTTGGTTCTCAGTGTTCCAACCTAAAGTCTCAGCCCAAACTTTCCGCTCAGCGTCATACTTAACGTAATACTGGTCGGCAGACTTAGAGGCGTCCCCTACGATTTTAACCATGTAGCCGTTAGGAGCATTAGGTGGTAACTTAGAGAACGACTGAGCGTAGTGGGTAACAGGGTTAATTAACTGGTCTGCGTAGCCATCTTTAGTCGTGAAGGAGTTAATCTGTTGACCGCTTGGTGCGGTTACATGGATGAACCCTTGCCCCACACTTACAGTCCAACCAGACAAGTTAGTGCGCATCTGCTTGGCTAACTCTTCGGCTAACCATTGGGCATCCGTATTATTTACGTGTGCAGGTTGACTACCATCTGGGATTTTATACTTCGCAACGTCTTTACCGTTAATGTGTACAATTAGTTCCCTACCATACTGACCACCACGAACGTTAATCAATCCGTCTTGCTTAGGGTTGTAATTCGGTAAGTTGACAGACGTTGTGTCCTTCTGTACAACAACGTTACGGTTAACGATGAATGTATAGTCTGCTACAGTAACCATTCGCAGGTCGTTACGTGGATTAGCGGTCTCGATGTAGTTGGAACCGTTAGGATACCTAACTTGCTTCTCGTTACCAGCAAGGTCGAACACTCTGATTCCACTACCAGTGAACACAGCGTAATACTGTTCGCGTTCATCTCGGTTAATCAGGTGGATGTACGGAGCTTGACCTAACGCACCGTTGTCTCCAAGTGTCTTTAAGAATACCAGAGGTGGACGCTTTTGGAGGCCCTCGGTCTCCGAAGACCAACCGTTAACTTGGCGTGACCCTTGGTCTGGATAACGAAGGATGTCAGGCTGTTGGCTGATACCACCCTTCAAGTTCTTGATTGATTGGCTAATGAGTGCCATTAGAGCCTCCTTAGTAATTATTAGCGAGTCAGTAGACCAGAAGTGAACGCATCCCCATCCAGCATATTGTACCCACCGTAGTCCACTTCGTACTCCATACAGAGACGTCTAGCCTCATCCTCCTCTTCTTGGAGTACACCCTCTACTTCTGGTGCCCCAAAGAATCGGTTGTTGAACTGACGTGAAGCCTTAGTGACAATCCAGTAGCGGAAGCACTCAGGCATCTCATCGTAGTCTCGGAGACGAATAATGTTCACAGTAATGCCAGAGTCAAAGCGGTCTGATTGACTCGTTCGGTCATACACATAGCCACCTCGATTAACATAGACTGATTGACCGGAAGTAGCCATTAGGGACAAATAGTCATCGCTGTACACAATCAGGTTGGAGTAAACATCAGGTAATAGCGTTATGCCTTCCTCAATGTTGAACGTCCAGCCACGAGACTGAATCTGTCGGTTAATCTTATTGAGAATGCGCCGAGCGTTCGCTACATCTGCGTTAGCGTCACCTTCCAGCGTCGATACCGGAGGTTCACCGATAGATGCCAGAATGTCGTTAACAGCGGATAACTCAGCAGCGGTCTCAACGTTCATATCGTATGAGCGCATATAGTTCCTCCCACTAAAGCAAAAAACCCCTCAAGACCCGTTTAGAGGCCCCAAGGGGTTATGCTAGTTATTACTCAGCAGCGGCAGCCAACTCTGCTTCCCTTCGGGCTTTGTTAGCAGCGCGTGTACGTGCAGCCTTCTGTGCTGGCGTTAGACTCTCTTCGGCAGTAATGCTCACCTCTTCGGGACTAGCAGCGACCGTTGAGGTCACTTCCTGCATTACGCTTGTGCGAAAACCACAGCACCAGCAGCTTCTGGGCGCAGACCACCGTGACCCATTGCGTACTTCGCGATGATTTGGTCAGCTTGGAAGTTAGCTCGGCGAGCACGTTCCAGAGCCAAGTCACGCAGCTTCACAGTACCAACCGCAGAACGGTGCATGAACAGGCCGATAACGTTATCTTTAGCCACCTCAGCGGTACCGCTAGCATATGCGGCTGGGAAAGAGTGCTTCTGACCAGTTACACCGTCTCGAGCTGTACCAGCACCACCAGCGGTCAGGTGTGGAACCTCGACAACCTCAAAGCCCATAACGTTACGGATAGAACCCTTTTCAGGGTCAATCAGGGCAGCGTAGTTTGCAGCATTAGGCATCAGCGCAGCCAGAATCGCAGAGTAGCTATCTGGGTCGCAGTAGAACACACGGTCAGATGCCGGTACATAGTTCTTGGTCAGTGCAGCACGAGCCTTAGTCAGAGCAGCAATAATCTCTTTGCCCAGAGCAACTTGGTCAGTGAGGGCAGTCTTAGCCTGAGTTTCGATGATTGTTGCAGAGCCTAGGCCCTCAATGTTCTCATTGGATGCACTCGCTAAGTTACACAGGCCAGCAATCTCAGCCAGAACTGCACCGTCAGCCGCCATCGCCAGAGACTCACCCAACTGAGAGGTATACTCAGAGCGGACATCGTAATGGTTCATTGCGTCCTCAATATCGTAAATCAGGACATCAGCCGTCAGGAGACCGTCAATGGTGATGACCTTCTCGGTGTGTTTGATGTCTTTACGTTTATCGTCGAGGTTCTCACCAGGAGCCAGATACGCTGCCTGAGTGCGACCCAGAACAGGGAACTGAGCAGATTTACCGCTGGCAATGGAGCGAACCATGTGGCGAGAAGTTGTAACGGAGGTGCGTGCGAATGCGGTAAGAACTTCACCACCGAATACTTTCAGGAACAACGCCAGTTTGTCAGAAGCGCTTGCACCTTTACCTTGGTTAGTACCCAGTTGCTGTCCACCAGTCATGTTAACCATATGTATATCTCCTTCTTAAGAAAGTTTAAACAAGAATGATTTCTAGAGGGAAACTGTTATGGTCTCCCTATAGTGAGTCGTATTAATTTAGAAGCCTATCAGAAGTTCGAATCAATCACTTTCTGTTCGACTTGACGACGATAGTTTGCATCGGTGCGATACCGAGGGTCACTCATAGCCTTAATCATCTCGCTACGGTCAGCAAAGCCTTCACGCTTAGTCGCTTGAGGTTTAGCCGGAATAGCTCGACTGGTTACACTACGAGTTGGCTTACGCCCGAACGCCTTAGCACGAGACTCGCCAGCCAAGTTGATGATAGCCTTAACGGTCGCTAAGTCACGATTGGTCAGCGCATTGTCCAGCGACTGTGCAGCCTCAGGGTTGTGAGTCTCAAGGTGATTATACAGCGCATCAAAACACTCACGACCACCAGCATACTCAACTACACTGTTTACGTACTGCTCCACCAGAGCTTCTTGACCGCGAATGTATGAGTCAATGAAAGCCTTGGTATAACCAATTTCAGCCAGCTTAGCGTAGGACGCAGAGGACAACTCTTCGTTCTCCTCGTACTCACGCTGGATGGCCTCAATGGTCTCAGCACTCATGCCACGCTCGGCAGCAATGTTAATCATCTCTTGGAAGCCCTCTTCGTGCTCACCAAGTTGCTCAGAGGCAGCTACCAGTTCTTCTGGAGTCTCACCCAGCGGGGTAAACTCTTCGGAACCTTCGGTGCCCTCAAAGCCTTCTTCTCCAGTTTCCACATCGGTCGGCTCAGAGCCATCACCAATACGAACCTGAATGCGACCCTCATCGTCCTCTTGACCGAACGGGTCAGAGTTGTCATACAGGTCACGTTCTGTTTCCACTTCGTCGGACGCTAACTCGATTGCATCATCACCATCACGGGCAGCAACATCAAGAGCCAGCATATTCTGCTCATGTTCCTCAACGGAACCACCAGACATCACAGCGGAGTTCACGCCAAAAGATGCATATACGTCTGCATTAGATTCAGCCATTATTATTGTCTCCTTAAAGTTGAACTACAGGAAGACCGAGGACTCCAACCTCTTGTCATCGCTCATTTCAAAGATGAGGTCTCCCTATAGTGAGTCGTATTAAATGCCAGGCTGTAGACCTACGGAATCAGCGGCAGCAGCCATAGCCTCAGGTGAAGCTGTAGCCTGAGCAGCCATACCTTGAGCCAGCGCAGCGGCACCATTGTCCATACCCATTTGCATAGACTGTTGGGCCATCTTCTGTTGCTTCTGTTCTTCGGTGAGAAGGATGCCAGAAGTGTCAATTCCGATAGCGTTTGCAATGCGGAGCTTAATCATAGCAAGGTTGATGTCAGGGTCATCACGCATTGGAGCCAGAGCAGCCCATGCGGTGACACATCGTTCCAGCTTATCTAAGTCTTGACCACGACCGATTGCTTCCAGACCCGTACTAATGGTTGGCTCTACCGCTTCCTTAGGTAACTCAGGAATCTGTTGCGTGGCTTGTAGTTGCTTCAAGAGCACTCGTACCAGAGGCAATTGTAATTCTTGAGAAAGGATGGAATAGACACCACCTAAAGTATCTTCAAGTTCAGAAGCGACATACCGAATCTCTTCGGCGGTCACACGTTCACCTGTGCGCTGAACAGCAGAGTTCAACATGAAGGCAAACGAAAGGCGAGCCTCGATAGCGTCACTGACGGCCTTAGCCACAGTAAAGTCCGCTTGCTTCTCCAATTGCAGGAACGAGATGTCTTCTGGACGACCAGTAACGAAGTCACCAGTCTGAGCTTTGGTCAGTCGGCGTGGCTGGGTGATACCAGCAGGATTCACTAAGCCGATAACCTTAGAGCTAATCATGGACATCTTGACGATAGCCTCTTGGAGATTCTCAAGGGACCGTAAGTCGCCTAAGTATTCCTCAATGTACGAACGACCATAGGATTCGCCATCCAGTCGAACCATCCGAATCGGGATGTATGGGCAAGCCTCTTTAGGGTAAGACCCATCGGAGCCTTGTACCTCCATGCCCTCGACCTCTTCGTATCGTAGGTATTCACCTGAGTCCTCATCCAGATAGATGTGAGTGTACACATCGACGGTCTCATCGGCTTTCTGCTCACCACCTTGACCTTCTACAGCCTTACGGATGTCCTCAGGGAGAGCACCAAAAGCTATCTGGTCACGAGTCACCATTTGCAGAACGTTGCCGAATGCGTCTCGTTGGACCACATAAGAAGACAATCGGTACAGCTTCATGGGATTGTAGTTTGACCCTTCTGGTTCCGGTAGGTACAGCAGGACGTTACCAGCAACGACTAACTGCTTGAGGGCCTCAAAGAGAGTCACTCGGTAGCTGTTAGACTCAATGTAGTTCATGATGATGCGCTCTACCATTGAGAGGCCCTCATCAACCTTGGCGAGTCCATCGGGGTCATTCAGTAACTGTTTGGCCTCATACTCAGAGATGGTCAGCTTCATCCACGTTTGCATCGGGAAGAGCGCCAACATGAGCTTAGAGGCCAAGTTATTGAGACCGCGAGCACCCACAGCTTGCCACGGAGTTGTGTAGTCTGTGGATGAGTTATCGGAGTCCTTAGGGAAGAGGGACGGAATGGTGTACTGAGCGCAGTTTTGAGCACGAGTCTCATAAGGAGCGCGGTCGTTCTTCAATCGGTCATAAACTGACTTTGCGCCTTCCTCGGCTAGACCTGTACGCTTCTCAGCCATGTGTCACCTCCTGTTTAAATGTTGATGCCGCCACCAGAGCTACGGGCAACACTCAAGGACTTCTTACCACCAGCACGAGCTTTCTTGCGACCGCTTTCGGTCTGTGCTTCGTCCTCAGTGGAAACCTCTTTCTCAGGTACGTCAACAATCTGTGCAGCAGGAGTTGCAGCAGCCTGTGGAACTTCCACCACTTGCGCTTCACCAGCACCACCAGCCAGACCACCAGCAACCTGTTTAACCGGACGTGCCACTTCCTTGGTAACTTTCTTCACGGCTTTCTTAACGGACTTAGTGACTTTCTTCACGGCCTTCTTAATTTTCTTACCCATAACTTATACCTCCTTAAAGTATACACGCATTGTCTCGCCTTCATGTTTACAGCGGGACACCCAATCGCAATCGTGGAGTTCTGCAAGGTACTTAAAGCGTTTCGCTAGGAATCGCTGTAAGCCCTTAGAGTCTGCCTCAGGATTAATAACAACGGACGTTACATCCAGAATGTCTCCTTTGTGGTGAATATCACAGCTTACGCACCACGCGAAGTACGCTACATGTTTTCCGGTAGAGTCAAGAATGTACTCTTCATGACAACCAGACATGTCCATTACTTCGTCTACGTAGAGGCTGTAGCCCACAAAGTGCCCTTCGAACCCTTTAGGCAACCCAAGGTGCTCCACAGTCCACCGGACTGCGCGGAATCGACTCTTGGCCTCCACACATGTGAACTCAGACATCACTTCTTACCTCCAAATGCGGACTTACGGATTGAAGATTTCATACGAGCGGAACCGGTACCACTGGCTTTAGACTTCGCTACGGAATCATCACGTTCGACCTTGAGGCCTTTGCGTCCAGACACTTCGGTGCCTTCGGTATCCGTCTCATCAGAAGACCCACCGAACTCCACGCTTGACACTTCTTGGGTCAGAGGCGCTGGCTCAACGGCTCGAATCTGATTGGTATCCATCTTCGGAACTTTAACTTTCGGTGAGAAACACATAAGGTCAATCCTCCCCATCTTCTCTTAGTTGTTCCTTGCGCAACTCAATCTCGTCAATGATGTTAGAGGCATACTGTAGGCCCTGAATGAAACCCAAGATGTGGGCCTCACTGCAACCATTAGCACGCATAAAGCCTATATGACCAGACGCTTCGAGGTACGCATAGTTGAATCGAACCTGTAGATACTCAGCGGTTGCACGGGGCACATCTGGAATATCGTTAGGGTTCTTAAGTAAATGGTTAATAGGTGTTAACATGATAAAGATTCCTCTTAGAGTTAAATCTTAAAGTAATAATCATAAAGGCCCCTATCTCCCTATAGTGAGTCGTATTAATTTAGGGACCTTGAGTTTATCACTTAGTGTCGTGTAACGACTTGATTATTCTGGCTAAGTCCCAAAGGCCCCACGCAATGAGGCCCATTCCGAGGACACAAAGACCAATGCCAATATACGCTACGGTCTCCACAGGTAAATCTCCTTGTCAATAAAGTTGTACTCATTGAACCGTAGGATGCGAGCCATTTGGCCCTGCTTGATGACATCCTCTTCGGTCATACCAGCCTTCGCACCAATTGACTTAATGCAGTCCCAGAGCGTCTCATGTGGCTCAGGGTCACGCTTAACCCACTTAGTTACCTCCTGCCCCTTATTCTTACCAGACTTAAGCACAGAGGTCTTAGGTTCTGTAATGAATGGGTTATTCAGGAAGTCCTCAGCGGTATCACCCCATCCGGCAATCCCTGAGTAACCATCAGTGATGTCTCCCTTGATTGTCTGGAAGAGGTGCCACCAGTCCGCTGATTCTTCTGTCTGTGTCAGGATGTTACCAGTGGTACACCACAGGAAGTCACAGTTAGGGATGGTCTTAAAGTCCTTATCGCACGAGATAATTACAGCTTTACGGGCACCGAAGGCAGACGGATTGGAAGCAATCACTCCCATAACGTCATCGCCCTCAAGCATCGGCTCACGAATGCAGTAGAACTCTTCGCGCTCAAATAGAGCATCAAGGAACTCAAAGTAACCTACAGGTTTCTTCGTGGCCTTACGGTTAGCCTTGTAGTTAGGGTCTACCAGTTCTTTACGCCAGTTGACACTATCTGTGAACGCAAGGACAATCGGAGCACCTACCCAAGCCTTCTTACGGGTCTCATAGGACTTGATGGAATCCTCCAGAATCTGACGGGCCTTAGCGTGGTCACAGCAGCGGTGCCAAATCTCCTCCTCCCAAGAGGCATCAAACTCAGCAGCACTCATAGCTTGGAAGACCAGCCAGTCACCATCCATCACGAGGATACCTTTATCGTTACAACCTTCACGTAACTCATAGAACTGTTTAAGGTCAAGAAGTGCCATTAAGTTTCTCCTCTAGTTCAGCCACGTATTCGTCAGCTTCCATAAGTTGGTTCTTAAGGCTATCGTTCTCACGTTCCAGAGAATCAATATAACCATGCATATCGTTCCACGCATCACGAGGAATTGTTACAGTGTCACGTACCATCAGACACACCCTCCCATTCGTTTCAGAAAGCGAGTACCAGAAGCAGTGATTTCCCAAGCGCCACCGTTTCGTCCGCTTGTGGTCAGACACGAGATGTGACCACGAGAAGCGGCCTCAGCTACGAGGCTCGCGTTGTTACGCACATAGTTGGACTGGAAAGTCTTAGGGCAACTCTTGATTGCTTGCAGCACTTTCAGATATTCACTCATCACATCACCTCAAAATATCCACATTTGATACACTCTCGGCAGCAAAAACCAATGACACCTTTGACTACGAAAGAGTGGTCACACTCCTTCTTATTCTTGATGCGCTTGATAGTCATTAGAACACCTCCCGTACAGTGGCTGGAGATAGCTTGAAGGAGTCCTTATCGGAATACTCTTCGTGCATATCTTTGATAGCCTCACGGAAAGCTGTTCGCACAACGAAGGTCATCAGCCCTTCCATACCATGCGTCAGGAATTGTACAATCATCTCTTTCTGTTTACCATTTGGTACGATAGCACCGGAGCCTACCTGCTTACACAGGTGCAGCATATCTTTCTCTAAGATTGCCTGAACGTCAGATGACATCTTAGCGGTAACGTCGAAGGACACTTTAAATTTCTTGGTCATAGCCATAATAATTTCTCCTATAGAATTAGTGACATACGGCCCAATTAGGACCCATCTTACCTTCGGTATCCAGAAGACACCGGAAGTTCCAGTGGTCTCCAACCCAGCGCATTGCTTCTTGTGCGGTCTCAATGACCACCTGAGCAATCTCTTCGGTACGGCAACCCACTTGGATTTCATCATGTACCCATGCCATGTACGCAAAGTCCCCATCCCAGCCATGCTTCAAGCCTTTCTCTACGAGCATCTCTTCGGTCTTGATAATCCACAGTTTGCAGATGAGAGCACCAGCAGATTGCAGTAGGGTATTCAATGCAGCGTGAGGACTACGAACGTGTACCTTACGACCATCCAGACCTTTAATCCAGCGGCGTTTCCACTTGACTTGCTGTTCACCAGCTACCCACTGAGAGGACTCGACAAGGGTCTGTTGGATAGACTCGCGAAGTGCCGCAATCGCTGGGGTGTTCTCAAGGAATTTCTTCTTGAGTTCCTTACCACGCTCTTTACCAGCACCAACAATCTGTCCAATCTTCTCATCACCAGCGCCATAAAGGAACCCATAGATGAACGTCTTAGCGTTATCGCGGGTAGGTAATTCGGCAGCCATCTGGTTCTTAGTGTGGATGTCACCATTAAGAATCTCGTGAGCGTACTCACCGTTATCAAAGCGAGCCATAAAGTGGGCCAAACAGCGCAACTCAAGGCCGGATGCGTCGATACCTGCCTGAACCCAAGGCTTACCAGTTATCCCATCCAAATGGTGCTCAGCGCCAAAAGCAGCGCGACACTGCTCTCCATAAGGAGAACGTACACCCGGAATTTGCGCAAGGTTGGGGAACGCATGGGTCGCACGACCTGTAACTGCTCCATTAGGGTTAACAGAACCATGAATTTTACCATCCTCAGCAACGTAACGAAGCCACGCCTTGTCTCCCTCAGCAGACTGTCCGATTCGCTTCTGAATCATCAAGTACTCTTTAATGAGGTCGATGGCAGCTTGCTTCTCAGGGTCATCTACACGTACTCCTTCGAGTACCTCATCGTCCACCACAGGAGCACCCTTATCGGTGTACTTGGTTGGGACCCATCCAGCCTCTTGGAGTTTCTTCTGGATGTGGTCACGAGACGAAGGGTTAAACACTACGTGCTCAACTGGCGTATAAGGAGCACCAGCAACGTACTCGCGGGTATCCAGTTCGCAAGGCTCACGGCCTTCTCTCTGTGCCTTGTTCTTAGGCTTCTTAAAGATGCCACCAACTTTAGGTGTCTTAATGCGAGGGTATTTAGGCAGTGGCTTACCTGTTCGCGGATGGCAGAACATTTCAGTGCCACCTTTAGGCTGATACCACGAGCCAAACGTTTCGGTCAATTTACGGAGCAACTCAGAGCGACGGGCAGCTAACTCTACGTACAACTCTTCGATTGCTTTCGTGTCAAACGGGAATCCGTTACGCTCTTGCTTAGCGAGCAGCCATGCAGCACGATGTTCAACGTCAACGGCCTCAAGGGACTCTGACCAGAACGTAGTGTATCCTACGTCCGTAAAGTCAATCTCAGGAGGGAAGTAATGTTTATCAGAGAGTAGCTTCTCAAGGAGAGCCTTAGTGACCACAACGTCCTGAACGTTATAGTCCATCATCTCTTCGTTGAAGTTCCACCATTCCATTCCGTCAACGTACTCTTCACCCTGCTCTTCAAGCATACGCTTAAAGTCATCTTTGTATTCACCCTTCATTTCACCTAAGCGATAGCCCCACGCCTCCAAAGCGTGAGACCCAAATCGTTTCCCCGGCAGTTTACCTGAACGCAGAAGACCCATATCGGTGTCCTTTAGGTTAGAGTGAATCAAGCGTGACAGCACAAGGGTGTCGATACAGTTCTCACGAGGAATGTGGAACTCTCGGTTCAATTGCAGCTTTGCCAGTTTGGTCAATGCAGGAACGTCATACTTGTGACCGTTGTGGAACACAATAAGACCGCCTCGTGCAACCTCGGCTTCCAGCGCATCCAGATACGCACCGAAGTCACTCGGACGGTAGCTTACGTACTCAGCGGTAGAGTAGTCGTAGATAACCCCGCAGTGGAACTTAGTGACGCTCTCTAAGAGGGCGTTAGCTTCGATGTCAGAAACGATCATATTGATTTCTCCTATAGTTTAGATTAGCGGCGAGCCTTCACGATTTCCTCGTGGCTCACTACTCTCAGGTGCTTGGCTTCGACAGGTGTGACGCACTCAGTTACAATCGCGCCCATCGGTGTCACGCCAGTTACGTAAGAAATGTGTACCGAACTTCCAGATACTTTGCGCACATACGCGTAGCCGCCTGTCAGTCCAGAGTCGTGCTTAACCCAATCGCCAGCTTTGATGTGAGTCATCATGTCCTTATCGAACACTGTGTGGCGCGGTTCAGGTTTCTTCCAGCCACCTTTACGAGTCCAAGTCCACCCTAAGTTCTTCAAGATGTGGACAGCCGAACGCGTCATGGACTCGTGGGCCAGTACATCGGCTAACTCACCTTCCAACTTAGCGATTTCTGCTTGGATAACTTTAGGGTCACGCATGGTAATACCTCCTATAGTGAGTCGAATAGTATTCATGAAGGCCACCACTTTGGCGACCTTGAGTATACCACTCTTAGCTATCAAATCTTTTCGAGGATAGCCATAGCTTCATCTACGCGACCAGCCTCATGGATTGCTGTCACGGCAGCTTTGGTAAGCGCATTGACCAGACGCAGTGCTTGCTCATCTGTCAACGTCATACGCTGAGTGTGATTCTTAGAGGACTTAGAGTCCTTCCAGCGGTAAACCATAGTCGCCTTACCGTTGCGAACGTTGATGTGGACTCGACGGTTCCACTGGTCAGCGGTATCGGATAGACGGATAGTTTCAGCTACGTTTGACATAATGGTTTCTCCTGTTTGATTACTCAAAGAATTTGGAAAGTTGCTGGGCTTGGTTGGCTACACGGGCAGCTTCTGTAACCTTATTGGATGCACTGTCAGCCAGTTCGTTGGCTCGAATAGCCAGAGCGCGTGACTGAGTGGACTCTTTACGAGCCTCATCGTTCAGACGCTTGGCTTCCACGTTGTACATACGGACCAGCAGTTGGCCTAATTTCTTAATCAGTTTGAACATGGTGTGTCTCCTTTAGTGAGTCGTATTAATGATATTTATACCCATCGCAGTCCCAATTACCACAAGGGCACTTGAAGTCATCCAAGGCTCGATTAGAAGTCAGAGTCATTGGACCAGTCTGTTGCTTCATTATGCTCTTCTCCGCCTTCACCAGTGTAGCTAGACGGTTCAAGCCATCCGGTTTCCTTGTTGTACTCCATGTAGCCAGCAATACCAGTATCACCAGTAAAGCGGCACTTGAGAATACGAACGAGGACAAGATTAGGCATATCACCTTGCTGGTTACGCTCAAGGGCAATAATAGTATCAGATAGTTGGCGTAATGCGCCAGAACCACGTAGGTCAGTAATAGAAACGGGGCGACCTTCCTCATGTGCTTTACCTTTGTCTGGGTTCTTAAGGTGACAAATTACGACCAGCACCACCCCAGTTGACTTAGCGAACCCTTTGAGCTTGGTCATAAGGTTATCAATCATCTTACGCTCATCTGATTCACCAGAAGCGGACACGACGATTGAGATGTGGTCTAGAATGATTACGTCACATCCCAAGCCTGAGCGCATGTAGGCCAGCTTAGCTAGAAGCCTGTCGGTCTCAGCCTCAGCGAATGAGTCGTATAGATGGAACGCATCGTTACCGAACAGTTCATCGAACCATTGGTCGAACTTACCGTTCTCAATAATCTCTCTCTTTAGTGAGTCGGATTGTCTCAGTCGGACGCGATTGTGTAGACCTATAAGGTCCTCAGCGGTCTCCTCAACGGACTCCTCAAGCATCGCTAATCCCACTTTCTTACCCATCGCTGTTCCCCATTGGAGAGCTTGTTGACGGACGAACGTTGACTTACCCATACCGGAACCGGAAGTGACCATAATGACTTCGCCACCACGGGCACCTAAGGTCTTATCGTTGATACCTGTGCAGCCGCTGAAAAGTAGACCTACTGATTCCTCTGACGATAGGTGTTCACGGATTCGTTCTCGTAACGAAAGAGCCGATACCACTCCATCAGGAATCCACGGGCCAGCGTTCCAGACTTGCTCCATGATTTCACGGTCGTGACCATTAAGGTGACACTCGTTGGCGTCCTTGCATGGGAGAACTGCCACTCGCACCTTACCAGCAGGTAGAACTTGTGCGGCCTCTTCTACTGCCTTGCGTCCTGCTTCGTCCATGTCGAACATCAAGATAATCTGTTCGAACTGGTCAAAGTATTCGTAGTTGGCAGCGCATGTCTTCTTAGCGGCAGAGGCACCGTGACCCAACGACACTACAGGGTACTTACAGTCTTGAAGTTCCATAACGGTAAGCATGTCGATTTCACCTTCTGTGACGACAATCTTCTTACCGCCATTCCACAAGTGCTTCCCGAACAGGGCATCACTCTTGTGACTACCAGTGGTCTTAAAGTTCTTATCTTTGTCTCGAACCTTCTGGCTCACAATGTTACCGTTCTGGTCACGATAGTCAGCCACTTGGTACATCACACCGTCTACCTTGGCAATCCAGTACCCAGCCTTCTGGCAGGTTTCCTTTGAGATTCCACGGGCAGTTAACGCAGAGTAGCGTCCGTTGGATTCCCCGAAGTTCCACACGTTGTAGGTCATTGGTTTACCTCCACCGACTATACGTCTTCTTGATGATAACTTTTCCTTACGTTCGTCTGAGGCCGGAACTCGGTGCTCACATACGAAGCAGTATTCATGACCGTCAGAATACACAGAGTTACCATCAGAAGACCCACAGTTCTCGCAAGGAGCATGATACAGGAAAATACTATCTTGTTCTAATTCCATATGGTTATTCCTTAATCAACAATGCGAACAAAGGGAAACCGTTGTGGTCTCCCTTTAGTGAGTTCAATTAATTATCCACGGTCAGAAGTGACCAGTTCGTTCTTCTCCCACCAACGCTTAAGGTCGAACGATGGACAAGCCTTTGGTGCCACATCGTGATGTGCGCGAAGAACAGCACCTTCGTACTTAGCCAGCAGTGTGACAAGCAGTGAGCGAAGGGATGTCATTTGGGCTGGCGTAAAGTTAGCTTCGAACTTACCTTTATCGTCGATACCACCTACAAGGCAGACACCAATAGAGTTGTGGTTGTGGCCCTTAGCGTGAGAACCTACAGCCATCTCGTCTCGACCCGCCTCTACAGTGCCATCACGCTTGATGATAAAGTGATACCCAACATCGAGCCAACCCTGCTCTTTATGCCACTGGCGAATCTCACGGACACCCACATTCTGACTTGGCTTTGTAGCAGAGCAGTGGACAAAGATTGCGTCAGTGGATTCACGTTGTTTGAATTGTACACGAGACATTATTTCTTACCTCCCTTCGATTGTTTCAGCTTGTCAAATGGCACCTCCTTTTTGGGTTCTTTTAGCCATTCCACAGGAATTAATTTGTCAGCAAACAGGATACCGTGCTTCTCGCACCACTCACCGTAGCTGGTCGGAGACCCTTTGTACAGCTTGGTGCGCGAGCTTGAGAACACCAGACGGATGTCCAGTTCGGGAAACTGTTCGCGAATCAATAAGTGTTTCTTTCGGTCGTCACTCTCCCATAGACCTTTGGTTTCAATAAAGATTCCGTTAGGCAGCAGGAAGTCTGGAGTATACACATGGTTGCTCGCAGGGACAACGTAAGGGATTTTCCATAGTTCATAGTCGAACTTAATGCCCTTACCCTCTAGCTGCTTAGAGACCTTATCTTCTAGGCCGGAACGGAATGTCCCGACCTTTCGGATACCACGCGCAGCGTATGCGCCAGCCACTTAGAAGTCTCCGTCTTCGTCTTCTTCTTCGTAGGACTCTTCGTCGTCTTCATCCCAGCTTTCTTCGTCGCGTGGTTTGCTCGCTTTGGCAGAACCAGAGGCAACATAGCCGTTCTCTTCAACTTCATCAGCCCAATCGTCTTCACCGCCACCACCGAAGGTAGCCAGTTCGACCAGCATTACGGATTCCAGTTGCAGCTTAACGCTCGCACCTACAGCGGTGTTCCATTTGTACGGAACCAGAGAGTATTTGACTTTCAGTTTAGAACCGCCACCGATAATCGGAACGTCTTCCATCTTCTTACCCTTGGAGTCAACCACAACCAGATTGATGTGCTTGGTCTCTTTGGTCTTCTTGTCTTGGAAAGACGCGTAGCATTTGAATTTAAAGGTAGTCGTGCCGTCACCGTTATCGAAGAACGGCATGTCACCTTCATACGGTTTCAGTGGTTTCTTACCACGAGCTACCGCAGGTGGATTCGCTTCGTATTCCTCAACGGCAGCAGCATAAGCCTCTTCGTGACACTTCACGATTTCATCGACCATACGCTGGCAGCGCGGGTCTTTGTTGGGAATAGTCAGGTCCACTTTGTAGACACCACGAGGGTTCCCAAAACCACGCTCTTCGTTACCGTAGTCCGGCTTAGCGATGTAAGCGTACGGTTCAGCAGTACCCAGCGCAGAGGTGAAAATCTTCTTAGCCATAATGTTAATCTCCTTTAGGTTTCGTTTGGTTTCTCAGAGGGAGTCTTCCCTCCCTAATAGTGAGTCGTATTACTTCGGGGCCACACAAGGTCGCACGCGAGTAACCTCAAAGCCAGCCGGAACGTATTGCCATTCGGCTAACTCCAGAGCTTCGTCGAGGGTCTCCGCGTAGATTGGAACCTCAAAGGAATGCTCAGAGGACTCTACGGTAGCCCAAAACTTCTTATTGTCCACACTAAGTGAACCGGTATTTACAATTGACATAGTTATTGACCTCTTGATTTCCACAGGTTGTACAATTCGAGATAAACATTTGCAGCATTCTGGTCCCCACGGTCCAGTGCTTGCGACCACTTAGCGTGACACCACTCTGAGCAAGACGTGAAGCCATCAGATAGGCTGTCGTCGGGTGGATTACCGATAGCATTTGTCTTTATGTTGCTCATAGAGTTCTCCATAGAAGTTGGCCTTAGCCATGTCCTTCTCTAAGTAAGCCAGTTCGGATTTCTTACCAGCACGTAGGCGGTACTTAAGGATGTTACCGAAGCAATACCCTTTGAACTGCTCAAGGGTCATCGAACGTGCAATCACTTCGATAGCCTCAATGTCGTCGAACAGCATGTAATGGGAAGGCTTAGTGACACCTTCGATTGACTCGGTTGCTGGCTTGTCATCTGTCGGAGTCACCTCTGGTTTATCCAGTTTGGGCTTACGTGGGTCCATCGCTCGGATTTCACCTAGGGTAATGTGCTCATCTTTTGTTACAGGGCACTCAACGCAAACCACTCCAGAGCAGTATAGAGAGCAGCCAGATGTGTCTCCACTACAATATTCGTTATTGTCTATCAACTTGATGATAACCTCTTGTTCACGTTCGGTCATAGTATTAACTCCATTGTTACAGGTGTGTGGGTAACGGTCGTCTTTCTCTATGCAACCAGACATTAGAACACCTCCTTGATTCGTTTGAGTAACAGACGGACGAACGGGAAGCGGGTCACTGCCACACTAAGAACCGGACGTTTCTTGTCTATTGCTTTCTCAAAGTCACCACGAGTGATAATGATGTGGACGCTCGGTGCCAAAGGAACCGTGTCACCAATAAGAGGTAACTTAGCTCGGCGCTCGCTCGCACATACGATTGAACGGTCAGCACGGCGAACTGTGAAATTCTTAAGACTTTTGTTGAAGTGAAGTCGAAACATATAGTGTCTCCTTTAGTGAGTCGTATTAAGCGTGACCATCTGGCATATCGTCGTCGCTACAGGTTAGCGCAATGCACCCTATGATTACGATGAGTAATGGCATTAAGTACATCATGGTGTGTACCTCCTTTAGTGAGTCGTATTAAACGCAGAAAGGCCCACCCTAAGGTGAGCCAGTGTGGTTACATTTTCTCTTGAGGGTTATCCTCGGTGCCACGGAACATCACGAACGATGGGTGACGCAGAGAGCCGTCCGGTGTTTCCTCCATGTACGCAATCTGACAAGCGTGTCCGTTGTAATAGGTTTCACCTTCAATGTTAACTGTATTAGTAAATTCGTCCATTAAGGTGCGAGAGATGTTTGTGGCGTTTACTACACGACCACTCTCAAGAAGCACCTCAAATCCGATTACTTTACCCTCATTCGCTAAACCTTCGGTTCCCCACACAAGACCCTGAATGATACCGTCAGCCTCGTTCTCTGGCTTGAGTTTCCACCAGCCCGACTTCTTACCGCGCTTATAGATACACATCGGGTCTTTCACAATGAGACCCTCATGGCCTTCTTCACGCTTCTTCTCGTACAGTTGCTGTAGTTCAACCATGTCGTAGACCTCGTAAGACTCAGCCGCTTTCCATTCGATTTCAGGGAAGTATTCCTGTAGCAGAGGCAGCATGTTCTTAACATGTTCCTGCATTAGCAACGTCATGACATCGCAATCTTCTCCAGACTCCGCGATGTGCAGCGGTAGGATAGCGTACAGTTTGACGTGAAGGTGTCCGGTGTGCAGCTTAAAAGGAACCTTGTCTTTCTTACGGATTGGTTCAACGAATAACTCTTCGTGGAACTCTTGGTTCTTAGTGTCAGTCCATTTGGTACGCAGTAGGCCGGACCCCGTGTTAAAGTCTACGCCTTTGACCATGAGTTCCCCATCAAGCATAAAGCCATCTCTGTAGAAGCAGCGGTCATCGCTCAATAGACGCTTCCAACGTACATCGAAGCCGTTCAGGTGCTCCAGTGCCGGAATCGTTTTAGATACACGAGAGAGCCAGCAACCGTTAGCGGTATTGTCTACGCAGATGTTCCCACGTACACCATCGTACTTGATGTCAGCTATAAGATACCCAGCGTTGTCCAGAGCCTTCTTAATGGCAGACTCTACGAAAGACACGGCTTTAAATGGGTTGGTCTTAATGTTCATCATAATGTTTATCTCCATGTTTGGTTAAATGACTAAGGCCACTCAATGAGCGACCTTAAGCATTGTCCCTTTAGTGAGTCGTATTACTTCCAGTCCTTCAACTGGTCGTACATACGGTTCAGCCAGTCAGTACACGTATTATACAAGACGTCTTCATCGTGGTGGCAGAACGTATTGGTATCAATCAGATTTCCAGCCCTGTCCTCTACGCGTAGGTGCATACACTCAAGGCGTTTGTAAGCATCGTACCATTCATCACAAATAACAGCAAAGTCTAACTGGTAGAGCCTGTTGCAAGCAGCCTTGAAGTCATTCAGGTTCCCACTGTATAAACGTCCCATCTTATTGACCCTCCCAGCAGCGTTTATGTGAACGGGTGCGCAACGGTTTATTAAACTTGCGACCTTTGGTTTCCTCGAAGTCATGAGCGTTACGGTTAGAACGTTTGGTCATCTTTTCGAAGTTACGCATACTTAAAGTCCTCTCTCTTAGTAGTCTTTAATTTAAATCTCTAATTAACACTTAAGGGTCTTAAAGTTAAACCTTAAGGTTCTCCTATAGTGAGTCGTATTAACCGGAAGAAGGTCAACCATAAAGGCCACTCTTGCGAATGACCTTGAGTTTGTCCCCTCTATAGTGAGTCGTATTAATTTGACGTTATGCGAACGCGAAGTCTGACTTAAGGATGTCTTGGAGGTTCAAGTTGCCTTTAGCCGGAAGTGCTGGCATTTTGTCCAATTGAGACTCGTGCAACTGGTCAGCGAACTGGTCGTAGAAGTCAGCCAGTACATCACAAGACTCATAGGTGTCAACCATAGTTTCACGTACAGCTTTGAACAGGTTGGCAGCGTCAGCCGGAATGGTCCCGAAGGAGTCGTGAATCAGTGCAAACGATTCGATTCCGTACTTCTCGTGCGCCCACACTACAGTCTTACGCAGGTGGCTACCATCTTGGCTATGCACAAAGTTAGGTGCGATACCGGACTCCTGTTTGTGTGCGTCAATCTCACTATCCTTGTTTGTGTTAATGGTAGGCTGTAGACGGAACTGACCGAGGAAAATCAGGTTCAAGCGAGTCTGAATAGGCTTCTTGTATTCCTGCCATACAGGGAAGCCATCAGGAGTTACCCAATGCACCGCGCAACGCTTGCGAAGAATTTCTCCAGTCTTCTTATCTTTGACCTCAGCAGCCAGAAGTTTAGCAGCAGACTTGAGCCAGTTCATTGCTTCAACCGCAGCTACCACCGTCACGCTTACAGATTCCCAAATCAGCTTAGCCATGTACCCAGCAGCCTGATTCGGTTGAGTAAACATCAGACCCTTGCCGGAATCGATAGCTGGCTGAATGGTATCTTCCAGCACTTGTTGACGGAAGCCGAACTCTTTGGACCCGTAAGCCAGCGTCATGACTGAACGCTTAGTTACGCTACGAGTGACACCGTAAGCCAGCCATTGACCAGCCAGTGCCTTAGTACCCAGCTTGACTTTCTCAGAGATTTCGCCAGTGTTCTCATCGGTCACGGTAACTACTTCGTTGTCGGTCCCGTTGATTACATCCTCTTGCAGAATCTCGTTGACTTTCTTAGCGACAATCCCGTAGATGTCCTGAACGGTTGCACTAGGCAGCAGGTTAACAGCAAGACCGCCCACCTCATCACGGAGCATCGCGGAGAAGTGCTGAATACCGGAGCAAGACCCATCGAACGCCAGAGGCAGCGAGCAGTTGTAGCTCAGGCCGTGGTGTTGTACCCCAGCGTACTCAAAGCAGAACGCAAGGAAGCAGAACGGAGAATCTTGCTCAGCCCACCAAGTGTTCTCCAGAGGAGACTTAGCGCAAGCCATGATGTTCTCGTGGTTGTCCTCAATGAACTTGATGCGCTCAGGGAACGGAACCTTATCGACACCAGCGCAGTTTGCACCGTGGATTTTCAGCCAGTAGTAACCCTCTTTACCGATTGGTTTACCTTTAGCCAGCGTCAGCAGTCCCTTGGTCATGTCGTTACCTTGCGGGTTGAACATTGACACCGCGTAAACACGCCCGCGCCAGTCCATGTTGTAAGGGAACCAGATGGCCTTATGGTTAGCGAACTTGTTGGCTTGCTCAAGCATGAACTCAAGGCTGATACGGCGAGACTTGCGTGCCTTGTCTTTGCGGTATACGGCAGCGGCAGCACGTTTCCAAGCGGTGAGCGCCTCAGGATTCGTGTCGATGTCTTCCGGTTTCATCGGGAGTTCTTCACGTTCAATCGCTGGGATGTCCTCTACAGGACAGTGCTTCCACTTGGTGATTACGTTGGCGACCGCTAGGACTTTCTTGTTGATTTTCCATGCGGTGTTTTGCGCAATGTTAATCGCTTTGTACACCTCAGGCATGTAAACGTCTTCGTAGCGCATCAGTGCTTTCTTGCTATGAGTGCGTACCAGTGCCAGAGGGCGGCGACCGTTAGCCCAATAGCCACCACCAGTAATACCAGTCCACGGCTTAGGAGGGACTACGCAAGGCTGGAACATTGGGGAAATACCAGCTAGTGCTCCAGCGCGAGTAGCGATAGCCTCAGCGTATTCAGGTGCGAGTTCGATAGTCTCAGAGTCTTGCCCCACTACGCCAGCGTTTTGACGATGTAAGCTAACCATTCCGGTTGACTCAATGAGCATCTCAATGCAGCGCACCCCAACGTGGATTGAGTCTTCCTTGTGCCACGAAGACCACGCCTCGCCGCCCATCAGACCCTTAGAGAGCATGTCCGCTTCGACAACCTGCATGAATGCTTTCTTGTATACGTGCCCTACGCGCTTGTTGAGTTGTTCCTCAACGTTTTTCTTGAAGTGCTTGGCCTCAAGGTCACGGATTCGACCGAAGCGCGCCTCATCCTCAATGGCCCGACCGATTGCGCTTGCTACAGCCTGAACGGTTGTATTGTCGGCGCTAGTTAGACAAGCCAGAGTGGTCTTAATGGTGATGTACGCTACAGCTTCCGGCTTGATTTCTTGCAGGAACTGGAAGGCTGTCGGGCGTTTGCCGCGCTTAGCTTTCACTTCCTCAAACCAGTCGTTGATGCGTGCAATCATCTTAGGGAGCAGGGTAGTAATGAGAGGCTTAGCGGCAGCGTTATCCGCAACCTCACCAGCTTTAAGTTGACGCTCAAACATCTTGCGGAAGCGTGCTTCACCCATTTCGTAAGACTCATGCTCAAGGGCCAACTGTTCGCGAGCTAAACGCTCACCGTAATGGTCAGCCAGAGTATTGAACGGAATAGCAGCCAGTTCGATGTCAGAGAAGTCGTTCTTAGCGATGTTAATCGTGTTCATTTAGTGCCTCTTCCAGTTAGTAAATCGTATCTATTCAGGCCACCCTCAGTCAGATGACCTGTAAGATAAGACTATCAGCCCATTAGCATTGCGTCAAGTTGTTTGTCGATGTTAAGCGGAAGACCGTTAGCGATAGCCATTCGGTCAGCTTGAAGCCAGTGCGCTGCAATTCGTTCCTCAAGCGCCTTAAAGTCCATAGCGAACATATTGGCCCAGAGTATAGCGTTATTGGTCCTTCCCAGCACATCTACAGCTACCTCGTGGTTACGCCGCTCTTGACGCTCAGCCATACGCCACGCAGCAACCATTCGCTTGTGCTTCTCTTGGTGTGCCTTACGTGCCTTACGGTTACGGCGCCTTACTTTGCGTGCCTCCACTCGACCAACACGACGCGCTTTACGGTCCTTAGCGCGGTCGATTACTTTCTGACGTGCGGCTTCCTCGACTTCCTTGATGAGTTCCTCAGGGTCAATACTGAATGCGCCACCGTCTTTCTTCTGCGAGAACGATACAGGGTCGGTAATATACGGTACGTCATTATCGTCGAACATAATGTTACCACTATGCATGTCAAACGAAGCGATTCCCTCAAAGAACTTGCGGATTAGCTTGCAAGTCTCGACGAACTCGCCATCCCACCCAGTTAACATATCGTGCTCATTGGATTTGTAGTCGATGATGTCGCTTGCAATATCAGCGTATTTATAATGCTCATCGTTGTCGAAACGCTCGCAATCATTCAGTGCATCCAGTACCACCGTATAGCACCCAGCGTGACGCTGTACATCGTAGACGTTAGGGATACCAGCGCGACCCTGATACATGCGTCAGAATGCGGTATACGCAGCGCCTGAGTCCTCTTTCTTAAAGCCCACCTTAATCACCCTGTTAGGCAGCAGCGGGTGGCTATAAGCAGCCGAGAAGTGACCATTGCCAAGCATCTTGAAACCAGCGTCAGTCGTGAGGCACTTCAAGGTAGTCCACCAATCTTGGTGCTCAAGTGGCTGATTTAGTTCGGTAAGTTCACCATCACACGTTTCGCTGTTGACCATCTCGACCAGCAAGTCGATGAGCATACCTTGACGTTTGTCAAGTTCACAGATTGGCAGTGCTTTGATTGCGTCGATAGCGTTCATGATGTCGGTAATGTCCACTTTGTGTGTTCTCCAAAAGTTAGATGTTGTTGAGCTTGCGATTAGTGCGAAGTTCACGCTTAAGGCGTTCGATTCGTTGTTTCATTGCGAACCCATCCGGCGTGCATACAGTTGCCCCGTTGGGCGTGTGGATAGGCATGACGTAGTGTTTCATCATGCGTGTTTCACCAGTTCGATAGCCTCGTGGCCTCGCCCTTCTGCGTCCAAGTGTTCCATGAGTTTAACCATCTTGCGGTGATAGCGAGCAGCCTTGCGTGACTCAGAGTACCAGCCAGCGACCGCAAAGAGTGCGACAGTGATAAGTATAGCCATTGCTAATCCTCCTGTAAAGTGATAATCATAAAGGCCACTCGTTAGGAGCGACCTTGAGCCTATCACTGGGTAGACTTGAAGGCTGTTGTCAATCGTTCCAACCCGCACATGTTGCTTGGTGTATCACACAGGCTTGATACTCCTCTTGCGCTAAAATCGGGTTCACCCAAAATGTGACCTGTTTGCCGTATCTCACAACGTAGGAGCATCCCATTGACCCGTGGTAATACTCACGCAGCGTTACAGTGCATTGGCCTTTGATTTTAGATGTTGCCAGAAGTTTACTCATTACATAACTCCCATACAGTCGTCCCATTAGGTAAACGCTTGCCGAAGCCTTGTTGGTCCCTGAAGCGTGCACGAGCGTCCCTTTCGTTGTACCCGTAGCAGGTCATTGAGTAGCACCATACCGGGAATGTGGATGGCGCAGCGATGGTGGCAGTGGCCTGCCCTCTGCTGTTAGCGTGTTGTATAGGTCCTTGCGAGCCTCATAGACTGACTTCAGGTGTCCCATTACAGCATCGTGGCTTAGGGTCTTGTACTTCAGGTGTCTGCGTCCTGTCTCGACGTGGTGTTTGCACAGACCATATACAGTAAGCATCACTCGCAGTCCTCTTCGTCTTCTTCTGGTACATACCACACGATATCCATGCTGTTAGGTACATCGATAGTCAACTGCTCATAGATACGAGCCTGACAGATACGCGTTACGTCCTCAGTTTCAGGAATCAAGCCAGAGTCCTCGAACTCAATATCGATACCATCAGCAGCCATCACCGTGAAGATTTCGTGATAGTAGTGCGGAACCACATCGTCTACAACCTCGTGCAGTGCATCGTAGTAGTCATCGACCTCTTTAATCCCATCGTACTGGATGCGCTCGTTGAAGAGTTCTACAGCGTGAGCCAGCAGGTCGTAGTAAGCGTTAGCGTTGCGTTCCATTTCATAGTCCTCATGTTTACGTTACAAGTGATATTCATAAAGGCCACTCAGCGAGCGACCTTGAGTATATCACTAATATTTCAAATCTTTAAGTGCAACCTTGAGCATTGTTTCAATGTGTGCGTCGTTCACACCTGTTATATGCCCTCCAATCACTGTAACCGTGTTATGCTCAGCGATTATGCGGGTTGTCTCGTTAAAGCCTACAGCATGGAAACAGTCCCACATAAACCTGCGGAATGTTAGACCTTTCTCCTTATAAGCTAGTGCGACCGCCTCAAGTCCTCCCACGTTGTGTGAGGCTCTGGACTCGATTGCTTGACGCATGGCTATTGCTGTCTCTTTATTTAAGCGCATTGTGTGATTCCTTTGGTAGTCAAGTGGATATCATAAAGGGCACCTTGCGATACCCTTGAGTTATCCGCTATTCATGCACTCAAGAGCTATTTACCAGATTGTTAAAGAGCATGTCGGTCAGGTTTCGTTAGACCCTAGCGCGTTTCAGTGTTGCGCCTCACTGTAGTTTCATGTGGTACATCATACCGTGTTTACTTCGTGTTGTCAACCGTTTGTTTCACCTTATGTGCCGTGGTGCGCTTAAGTCACCTAGAAGACACCGTGCTACCGTGTTGACGTTGCTAGTGTTACCTAGCGTTGTGCATCTTACTACATGTTACTTCGTGTTGTCAATACCTGTTTTTCGTATGACTTATCAGGCTGTCTACTTATCCGGTTGACTCCGGTATCTCAGGGAGTGGCTTTAGGCCGTTGTCCCGTTGACGATGTGAATAGTAAACCCTAGGACTCTTTAAGTCAATACTCTTTTTTTAAAATTCTTTAATTTCTCCCTTTTAAGGCCTCTTTAAGTAGTCTCTCCCTATAGTGAGTTGTATTAAAGACAATGATTAAAGATTATCACTTTATAGGTAACAACAAGGCATCTTTAGGTATGGTCTTTATGTGGTGTCTTTAGGTCTGGTCTTTAGGCTTATCTTTAAGATAGGGATTGACTGAATGGGTCTTTAAGTGTAGTCTTTAGGCTGTAGACACGGTAGGAATGACTTTAGGAGGTGACTTTAGGAGGATACTTTAGGAGGCTGTAACAGATAGGGACAGGAAGAGACACTCAAGGTAAACCCAAAGAGACAACCCAAAGAGACAACTAAAGGGTCATCCCAACCCTTAGGGACCCCCCCTCAAGGCCAACCTTCGGTTGGCTTTAGGTGATTGGCTGGGCTTTAGGGACCCCTATGGGGGAACTTTGGGTCCGTACACTGTGAGATAGTCACTCAGATTTTTATGGTATATTTTAAAGGACCCCCTCTAGGGACTCCTTAGGCCCTCTCTAAGACCCTCTTTAGGTGACACTGATAGGATGGCCTATCTTTAGGTATAGACCTTAGGATAGACCATTAGAGGCTCTTTATGGGTATACCTTAGGACTTGACTCTATAGGGATGAAGTGGTGTGATGTAATCATACCGCTGAATCCCTCGGTGAGCCATCAGTCGGTCAGGAAGACCCTAATCGCTACAAGTGAGTATAGAGCAAACGGTAGACTCCAGTGAACTGAGGTCTCCAGTAAGAGATGCGTACCCAAGGGCAGCACAAAGTACCACAAGAAATCGGTAGGTGACTCTATGCCGCAGTAGGTTCAACAATAAGCGGAACATGAGTCTCCTCCCTTTATGTTGGTCTTTAAGTTAGAGGTGATATTAATAACAATATAATCACCATTCTTAGAGGACACTTTAGGTACACCATTATGCATACTTTATGCACTCTATAAGTATTCATTCAGTATCTATATAGTAACCTTTCGTCCCTCCTCTCCCTATAGTGAGTCGTATTAATTTATCGTGTCTTTTCAGTAACTTAATGGACTGACCATCCGTGGTCTATAATGCATCCCTATGCAATCTTACTGCATAAATCACCACTCAATGAAAGACGTACCGTATCCCTCATCGTCCTCAGAGTACACATCAATACCGCCAACGGACATCTCAATGATATGTGTAGCGGCAACCGTAGGTCGCATCATGTGTTCCTCAAGGAAGTCAGCAAGCACTTCACCTTCGACCTTAATGGAATCCAACTGCATGGACTCACGGAGATACTCAATGCCTAGCGCAAGGGCATCCAATCGGTCATCGTGTGCCAGAGCGCCTTTCTCACGAGTGATACGAGTCATCTGGTAGAACAGCGAATACTTAACGTCATGCTTACCGTCTATGTCACGAGAGGACTGATAGTCTGCCCGAATGACCTCATCTCGAATGACAAGGCGGTGAGTCTGCATGACTGGCTCAAGGGTATCACAAATACGCATCTCCTTCATACCACGAGCACGAATCTCTTCCATCGCACAGTTGTGGTGTTTAAGAAGGATAGGACTGAACACCTTACCAAACATACCGTCACCGAAGTTACTCTCATAGACGACCGTCTGGACTCCCCATTGCTTGGCTTTCTTAGCGAGCAACTCAAGGGTCTTATCGGAGTAACCATCACGGAAACCTCCAGCTTCCATAAGGTAGATGTAACCGTTCAGTGTGTACAGCACAGCGTAACCTGTTTCATCCTTACCACGACCACTAGGGTCAATGACCAGAATCTTCTGTTGATACTGACCAGAGTTATTTGAGCACTCATGGTACGTGTGCAGGTCATCACCCTTAAGGCCAACGTTAGGAAGGTCCTCAATGATATTCTGACGGTTCGGAAGCCACTGGTAATGCATCGGTGCCTTCTCTAAGTCTAAGGCCGCTACGATAGCGTCACGGAGCCTCAGAGGGTACTTCTCGGCATCACTCAGGTTCGGGTTAAGCATGAACTGTAGCGTAAAGCCAGCCTTGCCGTATTCCAACTCACGCTCACGTAGGTCGTCTCGATCGAATCGAACAGGGTCTGTAGGTGTACCCGCCAGAGCCTCAGGATTCTCCTCGTACTCCGCACGGAGCATTGGTGCCAGACGTTGAGAGTAGTAGAGGTTCTCCTCACGAGTCCTTGGGTACAGAGCAGGCCAGATGATAGTGGTGTACCCACGGTTATCTTCAAGTTCCTTATAGAGAGTCATCTCAGTTTGAGGCGTACCAAGATAGATAACACGAGAAGTAGGTAGTGGTTTAAGTAATGCAGCGAACTCCTGAACGAGAGTCCATAGCTTCTCACGGGCACCCATAGTTGCGCTGTTAGACGGAATCTCAACGTCATCCGCAATGATAATGTCAGCACGGCTACCAGTTAACTGACCAGTGATACCTACTGATTTCACACTAGGCGAGTGGTCAGGCTTAGCTGGTCCTACGTCGAAGCTAATCACAGAGTCACGCTGTCCGGGTCTTGGCTTCAACTCACTGAGGAATGGGAGCAGGTCAATGATATTCTTGATGAATATTGAGTTAGCGTCTGCACGTTCTTTAGAAGCCGATACGATAAGTATCTTCAACTGAGGGTCCCTCCATAATGACCACACAACGAATGCACAGGTGATGAACGACTTACCGATACCACGGAAAGCCTGTAAGATAAACTTCTTGTTGTCTCCGTTAGCTAGACATCGGGCCATGTCAATTTGACACTTAGTCGGTGGTGGGAGAGCAAGAGCCTTCCACAATACGAACAGGAACGCCACGAAGTCACCTTTTAGTTGCGCCACAACGAGCGCATTACGATTGGACTGAGCGGATACACCTTTCCTCATTATTCAACCTCCTGCTTATGCTGTAGTTCGCGTATGGTATCCTGTAGAGCGCGAATCCACACGTCACCTCTTTGGGTCACTGCGAGAATACTTTTAGCATCTCGCTCGTCAAGTTCGGCTCGACCATCAGGCTCGAATCCACACTGACCATCGGAGGTTCCGGTAGTTTTGACTCTGACGCGCAGCCGCTTATTGTCGCTACGCAAATCAGAAATAATCCTATCAGTGCTCCCTTCCAGCGCGGCAAGGTCTTCCTGATACTTAGCCGATATTTCATTGAGTGCTCTTTGAGTGCTCGCTGTAGCCTCAACTCTCTTAACGTACTCATTCTGTACCTCCTGTTTCCACTTGGCGTCCATTGAGTCTGCCCCAAGTTGCCATCCCCATCCGAATAGCATCCCAGCGAGAACCCAAGGGATTAGCTTACGTAAAAATTGCAGCATAATGCCTCCTGTTAACTTTCAGATTTCACGTAGGAGCATCTCGTGTAGACAATGACATCCATAAAGACCACTATATGTAGTGGCCTTGAGTATATCACTGTAAAGTGTAAATATCGTCATCAGTAAGACCGTTATCACCAACTTTCTCTTTGTACTCTTCAAGAGCACCAGCAAGGCCACCCAAGATGTGAACATCGGGTTGTAACTTGCCAATCTGGAACTTGTGGCGGTCTAACAGTTTGTTGATGGCGTTGTAGAGTTGCGGAGAACGACGCTCAGGGTCTGAAAGGTCAGCAAGCATACGCTGAGCCATCGCCGTGTCCAACATCTCTAAGAACGTAATAAGGCTTTTATCCTTTTCCATAGACGTTACTCCTTATTGGCTTTCTTCCAATCAATAGCTTTATCGACTACCTTGGCACCAATTTGAACCACTGTATAGGCGATAGCAGCAACGTAAAACCATTCGTTTAGCGACAATCCGAAGAAGAGACGGGCTGCACCATCAGCCACACCCGTCCCGACAATTGGAGCCGCCTTTACAATTTCGTTGTTGAAGTCTAAAGACAGCACGTTTAGTTTCCTCCTATAATTAGCGGTAGAACGAAATAATCATGTCCACCATTATCCATGAGATGTCAGACGAACGGGGTGAAGCTAGTCCAATGTTAGCGGGGAATCCAGTACCGTTTGCCCTCTCAGTGTAGCTCATCAAATACGTCCCCGCTCCGGATGAGATGTTGGTCAGTGCTGGTGTGTACGGAATATCGTACCCACTGAACCCCGTAGGAGCCTTCTTGAGTTTCATGAAGATCCTCTCCGTCTGTTGGATTTCCCTGCGGATGATTCCCTTTACGTGGATAAACTGTCCGGTCACTCTCACCAGCAGTTCTCCAGGCAACTGCGTTGTTCCAGACAGGTCTAGATACTCCTGCACCTTTGCATTGTTCCACGGGAGGTATTCTCCTTCAAGGAGTGAAAGCCTACTGTCATAGCCAGCTACAGTATTAGAAGCAACGTTGGCATTATTCGACGCTGTTCGGATGTCAGTGAGTGCAGCTTGCAGATCTGCCATCTGTTCTGCGTCAGTAGTGCCAAATGCTTTAATCCAATACCACACCTTAACGTGCTCCATGTCGGCCTTTCCTGTACCTTGCGCTGGAATTGTGACTTGGTGAACGTGTGCCCCGCCGTTATTGATAGCCACAGTGTGCGTGTGGTCCCCAGCGGCATTGATGGTAAGGGTGTGCGTGTGTGCACCAGCAGAAGCAGTCAGTATATTGGCAGATTTGCCCGGCCCCCAATAGTTTGCGTTCGTCCTATCAGGGTTCCCATAACTGTGACTATACTGACTGGCCTCCTTATGCTGGTGAGCACCAGCGTTGTTTGCAGTACCAGTGTGCGTATGGTTCCCAGCGGTTGAAACGGTGTTAGAGTGGGTATGGAGACCCGCTTCAAGCGCAGAGCCACTCATAGCTGGTAAACCGAAGCCTCCCTTAGAACCAACCTCAGAGAGCGACGTACCCATCTTAACATAGCGATTACGGTAGTCTGGTAGAACGTTGGTCTTAAGGTATGCATAAAGGGCAGGATACGTATCAGCATCAAAAGATGAACCATCTAATGGCAAGAACCCAGATGGCTGAGTAGAGGTCACGGTCATGATAACCGAGCCAATCGGAAGTGAACCGTAGGAAGCAACGTTCTGAACTATCACAGTCTCAGAAGCCTTAGCGTTCGTCTCAGAGGCTTTCGCTTTGGCCTCAGAGGACTTAGCGTTTGTCTCAGAGGTCTTAGCGTTCATCTCAGAAGTCGCAGCGGCGCTTTGAGAAGCAGCGGCAGCATTCTTTGAGTTGTTCGCGTTACTCTCGGAAACCTTAGCGGCACTTGCAGACCCAGCGGACTCAGAGGCAGACTGCGTGGAGGCACTAGCAGAGGACGCAGCGTTGTTCTTGAAGGTCTCCGCTTGGTTGCGGAACTGTTCAGCCTCATTACGGAAACCTTGAGCCTCATTACGCGCTTGCCATGAGTTCTGGTTCATGGACCTAAGTTGACCAAAAGGAACAGCGTCACGGTCATCCACAGCGTTCGCTAGGTTCACAATTCGACGACCACGGGCATCCAAATGACCATCACTATTGACACCGATGGTATCAGCAGTTAGGTCACGGGCCTCTTCCGCTACGTGCATCGTTTGAATCTGAGCGACGTTAAGGTCATACGCACGGAGGATTGAGCCGTCCGTAAAGTCAACCAATCGGTCGGTCGTGGAGGTTACTCGGCGCAACTCGATGGTCGTGTAGCCATCGGCTGTACCCCAAGCCTTGGTCAGAGAGATGGTAGTACGTGTAGCAAAGCGATAGTCTGTATTAAGTGTAAGGACCTTACGGTCTACACCAATAAGAGTTACCACTACGAACTTACGGGCTAGATACTCAAACGGGATATTAAAATCACGATTGGAGCCATCTAACGGGTAAGTCAAAACGGTCTTAATTACGTTAGCCATTTGACCTCCTTAAAGTAAATCTAAGAGACTACAGGGAGAAGATTCTTTCGCCTCTCCCTATAGTGAGTCGTATTATTTCCTACGTTCCCTCAAGTTAACACCATTGGCCTCATAAATCTTAATCACAAGCTGTTGAGTAAGAGGGTCGTTAGGTACTAACTCCTTGGTAGAGTTCATCAAGCCAGTCATGAAGTCCTGCTCGGTTGCTTTGTTAGGTGAGTTTACCACGCCAGCAGCATTCATTAAGGTAGCCCCTACGTTAGCCACAAAGCCAGCAGAAGGCATCTGTTCCAGAAGGTTTGAACCCATAGCCCCCATTACCTCTCTAGAGGTGTACGGTTTGTTTGGGTCACGTTCCTTCATGGTGTCCTTAGGTAGAATCGTAGAGCGAGCCATCTTGGAGGACTCGAACCCTAAAACACCGCCAACTAGGTCAGCCATAGCCAAAGGAGCACCCAATTGAGAACTACGAGACAACGAAGCGTGGGCAATCATGGTTGGGTCCAGTGCTCTCTCCAAGTACTCCTTACGTTTCTCCTTAGGCATCCCATATGCTTTGACGTGTGCAGCCATAGCGTAGTAACCCCCAGCGAGACCCATAGAGATGATACCAGTCAACGCAGCGTCAATCGCTCGGTTGTTCTTGTATCCATCATAGAAGGTTCGCAGGAACTTAGAGTTAAGGGACTTGATAGTGAAAGACTTAAACTGCATAACCATCTTACCCAATGCTCCGAACGCATGGGAATCCTGTAAGGACACCTTATGCGGACGTAGCATTGCCTCATCAGCTACCTTGTCAGCAAGTCGCCATAAGTCCATAGCCCGTGGGTCCATAGAGAACGCTTGCTTGTCCTTGACGGTAAACTTCCCGTCCTCACCACGTACCATATGTTCCTTGATGAGAGACTTGATGCCAGCCATCTGCTCAGGAGTTACGGAGGCGCCACGAAGGAATCCTTCTTTCTCCCAGCGGGTAGTCTTACCTGTTAGGGTGGCACTAATAACGTCCCCTAGCATACCTTGACGTGCCGCATCCAGAAGGTAGTTAGTGGTCCCGTTCAGCATCTTAGTCCACGGAGAGCGAGCAGCCAGTTCCTGTGTGGAATACTTCAAGGTCCCTACGATGTTCGCCACAGCAGGTCCAGTATCAGTTGCTTCCCTTAGGCGCTGCACAATGTCAGCACGTTTAGGGCGAATCAACTGGTCCACCTCCTTCCCGAACAGAGACGCATGGAGTTCCTTGAGTTCCTTAGCGGAAACTGGTTTAGACTTGTAGAGTGTGTCACGCAGAATTGGGATACCGTGGCCTAGAGCACGAACGTTGCCCGTGGCAATCATACCAGCAATCTCCGTAAGGTTCTGAGCACCCATGTAGGCGTTCTTAGCGAAGAACCCTAGGTCATTGATGGAACGCAGTGAGGTTTCCCACACAGTGTCCTGATTGCGTCGAGCACGACCAGTAAGAATCTTAACGGTATCCATTAGAGCATGAACCTCGCCAGTCTTATTACCGTCACCCTCAGCTTTCGCCTTGAGAGCCAAAATCTCATCCTTAAGTTCCTTAGTGGTTTTACCAGTAGACCCCATGATGGCGATGTCACCATTAATACGGCGGTCATACGCTGGCATGATGCGGAACATATCGAAGTCCCTTAGGTCGTTCACCGAGAATTGCTGTCCGTCTGGCATAGTGATGGATAGGTCCGAATCAAACAAGTTACGTGCCTCAAGGAATGAGTTGTTCTCGATACCTACTAAGCCCTCAATGTTCTCTTCAATGATGGAACTGTTGGTGAACTGGTCTGAATGGGAGATACCATAAGCCTTATCCATAGCGTACTTCTCTACCATCTCTGGCGTTACTTCCTTCACCCCGTGTAATTCCTTAAGCATCTCATCGACTCTGGCCTTGACCTCAGGTCTGGAGACGTAGCTGTTCATCCACGAACGAGCAATACCTTCCTGTAAACCTTCGGCACCGTAGCGTTGAATCATCAGTGCTTTAGCATGACGGTCGTAAACGTGAGGAACGTAGGTTCCCTTATGACGACTCTCAGGGAAGATACTCACAGCCTTCGTATTACCGAAGATTGCGGGATTCTCCATGAGTTCACGCTTGGTGTCAAAGTGACGCTTAATGATGTCCATAACGATTCTCTCAGACGGGGTTAGTGCCCTCTGTAGTTCTGGACGCTCAATGGCTAGTGCCGCTCTACGATAGATAGTATAGCGAGCTTCTTCACGGGACATCTTAGCTCCACCAGTAGAGAACTCAGGGTCTTTCATAGCGTCAGACATGGCCTTGTACAAGTCATTATAAGTACGCTGGTCAGTACCATGAAGTCTCTCATGGATGTCAGAAGCTGTCGCACCGAACTTACCGGAGGCACCAGACTGCATACCAGTAGGAGAGCGAACGAGGTCGATAGCCACTCTACGGATGTCAGCATCGTCAGACCCCAAGGTCTTCAAGCCAATCTCAGTGAACCCAGCAAGTTTGATTCCTCGTGCAGCCTTCTCAGGGTCAACCTCGGAGAACTCTTGTAGGGTCTTAGGGTTGATTGGGTTGCTTGCACTTAGAACGGAGCCATCGTGTAACACCACAGCGCCCCTCTCGGTCGGTAAGTCCTCATAAGGGACACCATTATGTTCACCTTCAAACTTCATGTTCTCAGTGTTCATCCGAGAGAGGTCAGCAGAGTTGGCGTTGCGTGCTGTCTCACGGGCTTCCATCCGCATCATAGGGCCGATGAACTCATTATCGAACTCAGCTTCTGGTTTACTACGTTTAAGTCCAGCAGCTATAGCGTCACTGATTGCAGACATACCAGCGCCAAACACAAAGCCACCTAAGGCCGCACCAGCGTAGCCTGCGTCACCACCAGCTACGGAGGTACGGAGACCTTCGGATGCAACGTTCAGAGCAGCACTTTCGGCACCAACTACAAGAGCCTTATTGATTAGCTTAAAGCCCTTACCAGTCACACCGACCATAGGAACATAGCTAAGTGGGTCCACGCCAGCACCAATGATGCCAGCACTCAGTTTTGCACCTAGACCGGCTTCGGCAGCGAGGGAGTCATTCGCAAAGTTCTCGTTAGCCAGCTTAATTAGGTCGTCAAGATTCTCAGGGGAGCCACCAGTTACCACGTTGATGTACGCAGGGTTCTTAACCTCTGTTCTAATCTTCTCTAACTCTTCTGGAGTCCAGATGTGAGAGTTCCAGCGAGTCGGCGTAATGGTGTCTTTAAACACGTCAAAACCATTATCGAGACGACCAGCACGGAAAGCCATCCCAGCGACTGAGTTGGAGAGTTCAGCTTCGGCAGCATTTTTGAATCCGAAGAAGGTTGAACGACTGTTGTATTCGTCAAGCGTTTCTCCGTGGGTCTCCCAAAAGTCCTTGGCGAATGGTTTCGCCGGAGCCTCCTGTTCGATACCCTTAACGTCAAAACTTGTGGACTCAGGAAGTTCCTGTGTAACCTTCTGCTTATGACCAATTCCAGCCAATCCTACCTCAGCCGGAATGCCTTTACCCTTTGGGGTGATACCTCCAAAAGTTTCCAACTGTCCAGCCATAGGTGACTTAGCAACATCCAGAAGGCTACGCATGTAATTACGCCCCTCCTCAGAGATGGACGCGAAGTCTCCCTTGGAGTACGCCTCAAGTTGCGGATTACCCAAGCGTCCCTCGCCTTGGTTATACGCAAGGGCAGCTTTGAGTTCGTCACCATCGAATTTACCAACCAGACCTGCAAGGTGCTTGGCGGCAGCGTTGATGGCTAACTCAGGGTTCAGTCGGTCATCATCTGGACCATCGGTAACTCGCAGACCAAGGGCCTTAGCGGTTGCCTTGGTGAACTGCATCATTCCTAATGGTCCAGTCTTGGATTTTGCTGTAGGCACAAATCGTGATTCCGTCCAAGCGACTTTACGTAAAAGGTCATAAGAGACCCCGTTGGCATCAGCCGCCTTTTGGAACAGACCATCATAATCACTTGGTACGTTCTTATCGTACTTATCCATTTAGGGCCTCCTTATGTAGCCTTTAGTTACTCCTTACGTCCATAGATGAACTTAGGAGTCTGTTTACGTTTCTCTCGGACTCGTTTAGCAGCAGCCTCACGGGCCTTCTTAGCGGCAACTATAGGTGCTCGCTTGTTAACATCAGCCAGAGCCTTCTCGCGAGCCTTCTCTTCGAGTTTCTTCTGGTTCTCACTCCAGACCTTCGAGAGTAACTCTTTGTCGTATCGGACTCGGACTTGACCAGTGGTGTCCATAAGGTAAATTGAGTCACCTTGCGAATACATGGTCAGTTGCTTATTGGCTATCCAAGGGTTGCTCGCAATGATTCCCTTACGTGCTTCCTCCAGAATATCACGACCTTGCTCCCATGATTTCGGGTCAGAGTTGACTTGCATCATGTTCTTCGGAATTACACCAATAGTATCACCATCAACATCGTCACCAGTGAACGTGTAGGTAGATTCCTTAAGGAACTTGGTCATCTGCTCCATAGCCATGCTTTCGTTCCCTGAGCGATACTTAACGGAGTCATAAATCTTACGTGCAGATTCACGCAGTGACGCTGGCATACGGGCAATCTCAGGAGCCTTAGACGCATTCAGTGCAGACTCAAATGCTTTATCGTCCTCAAAGCGTTGCTCTTTGGACCGCTTGACAGTCAGTCGGTCAGCGTCAAGAATAACCTGAGGGTCAATACCCTGCTTGTCCATCATGTCCATCGTCAGGAACAACTCAGCTTGGTCTGGATATAGTGCAGCAATCAACTGAGGGTCAGCATTACGGATTCTACGTAGAGCATTCATAGCTGGTGTGTTGCTCGGTAACTTACCGTTAATCACAGCGGCAGACCACTCCTGAGCAGCATCAGTGACCATAGTCCCGATAGCTGTACGGAATGCTCCGTCCTTAGAGTCAGCTTGAAGGTACTTCAACTTCATAACGTCCTTGGCACCATCGGGAATATCCATACGGTCAATCTCAGCGAGTTTCTTATTGGCATAGTTTACCATGTCGCTATGCTTAAACTCACCAGTGTTCTCGTTGACTGGCATATCCTTAAAGTCCGTTGAGACCCACTCACCGTTGATTCGCTTCTGGAACTGCTTGTCGATTACGTCAAGTTTGTTCATAGACTTCATGGAATCATCCAGGGCCTTGGCCTGAGCTTTCGTCCATGCGTTCATCTGATTCTGAACTTGTTCCTGTGCGGAGATTAACCACTCACGTTGAGGCGTCATCTGCTCATCAGGTTGAACCTTATCGAGTTCAGCCTTGATACCTTGGAGCATCTCCCACGCAGTACGAGGGTCCCCTTGGTTCAGCGCCGAGTTAATCTTCAAGCGATACTGCTCGTTCAGCTTAGCGTCATTCTCAAATTGAGAACGTTGTGCTGTTACCATAAGAGCATTCCACTGTTCTTCGCCCATCAACTCTCGGTAAGTCGTAGTGGCTCCGTTAAGTGTTACCTTCTTGTCACCGACTCGCATCAGGAAGTCAGCACCACCAGCACGGCTAGAAGCGTCACTGAACGCTTGGCTTATAAGCTGTGTGGCTTGAGCGTCAGACGGTATCGCCCCAGTCACCAGACCATTGTCGATGTACTTCTCAAAGAAGTCCGCAGAGTCTGGGCGGCGAAGCATATCAGGGTCTTGGAGGACACCGTTGAGTTCAACTCGGCTGTTCATGATGGCACCCTTCTGAGCTTGTTGACTCAGGAAGTTATCGTGAGCGCCATACAGTGAGATGTTACGCTCGGTAATGTCCCCATTGAAGCCACGCTGATAATCAACGTCCTCAGGGTCAATACCGAACTGCTCAGCGTATGCCTTAGCGCCCTCTTGAAGACGACTATGGCGATACTGTTCCATCTCTTCACGAGTACGGAAGACACCCTCTTTGACCTTCTGCATAACGTCATCGTCCACAAGGTACGCAGCGTTACGACCAGTCTTGACCCGTAGTGCTTTCATAGCGTATGGGTCATCCTGATACAGAAGGGTCCCGTTGTTGAGAGCCTCTCGGCGTTGCTCAGGAGTCAACTTACGAATAATCTCGTTAGAGCGTTCATCAGCTAGGTCACGTGCTCGTTGTTCCTTAGCGGTATACATGTCGGCACCAGCCTTAGCGAACCGACCAATGGTGTCCAATAGACTTGATTTTGGCTGTTCAGCCTGAGTGGTTGCCGCACGATAACCCATACCACCAGCGCCACCACGCAACCGAGAGAGTCCCGGCTGTGCCGCTTGAAGGGCAGATTCAATTTTACTCATAGCTTATTACCTCCCCGTCTTGGTTCCTTTAGCGGCAACAATAGGTGCCTTAGTTGTGGGCTTGGAGTCGAACGCACCGGATGCGTAAGCACTCGCAGCGGAAGACCCCATGATAGCCAGTGGGTCCAGAACCATCTGTAGTTTACTCTTCTGCTTCTGTTCACCCTTATAGATTTCGCTAATCTGGCTTGCAGCACTTTGAGTGCCACCAAGTTGCTGTGCGAAGATTGCTTGGTAGTCACGGTGATAGTTATCAGTTACCATATTGGCTTCCCGAATGAACTGTCCCTCTGTGACTCGCTTAATGCGGTCCATTGAGGAGCCTTCGAGCATACTCTCTCCGATAGCCGCTCGGATAGACCCAAGAGCTTGTACCTTCTGCATGTTCTGTGAGGTCAACTCAGCGGACGCTTCCTCAAGTTTACTTCGAGCTTGTAACGATAAGTCAGCATTTTGGATGTTCGTCTGCTTCATAAGTTCAAAGGCTTGACGACGACCAGCGGCTGTCTGTGAGGCTATCATTTTAGCTTGAGCGTTCTGACTACCTATAGCCTGAGCGCCAGCTAATGCGATTGGAATTGCAGCAGGCCAACACATATAGTTATCCTCCTTTCGTTATTGTGAATAGTTGAAACTGACCATCTCGTGTGTACTCTTCATGGAATACCGCACCGATAGTCTTGAGGAAACGAATGTGGGACGTATTACCTACCCATACGTAATTCCAAAGCGTATCATACTTCTCAAGCATCTTATCGCGATACTCCATGATTAACTTACGGAACTCTCGCTTAGCCTTTCCACTAAGTCTCCACACTTGGTCGCTCGTAACGACCCAGCACTGGTCCCCA